TCCTGGCATTTGTCAAAGGCCGAGCTGAGGTGGGCGAGATCCAATCGACCACCTTTGGCGAAACAGAACGCAACCTTGCCTTTGGCCTGGCGATCAAGATCGACAATAAGCCCATTGCCAAGCACGACCTCGGTAAGCTCATCACCCGCGAGACTTTTGAGCGTGTCCGGTTGGCTATCCTGAAGGCTGTGCGTGATGAGGGCAAAAGCGCATCCACACAGCAGCACCGCGTAAAGGCTCTCAAGCACTTTTTCAACTATTGCTGGGGCAAGGGCTGGATCACGCGCAACCCAATGGACAAGATTCGCCTGACACGATTCGGTGAATGTTCTGATCGCGCTCCGCGCATCCAAGCAGAAACCATCCAGCGCCTTGTGCGTGACGGCTTGGTCGGGGAGACGCTGGTCAGCCGTGCAATGGTTGCGGTCGCACTCGCAACCGGTATGCGCCAGGGTGAGCTGCGCGGCCTGCAGTGGCAGGACATCAACTTTGACGCTGAGGAAGTTCGCATTGATCGCGCTGTGAAGAAGGACGGCAAGATCGGCCCACCCAAGACTAAGGCTGGCTTCCGTACCATCGACATCGAGCCAAATGCACTGCAGCTTGTGCGTGAGTGGAAAATGCAGTCACCTCACAGCCTGCCGACAGACTTCGTATTTGCGACCGCTGCCGGCCTACCCAAAGCATACAAAACGCTTCGCGCACTGATGGATCGGATCTGCAAGCGTGCAGGCGTGCAGCGGACTCTGTGGGGCGACATGCGCCACTTCTTTGCCTCAACGCAGCTTAGCAAGCTGGGTGAAGACTGGCCTGAAGTGTCTCGGCAGATGGGCCATGAAGACGAGGCGTTCACGATGCGCCAGTATGGTCATTATGTGAAGAACGCTGACAAGAAGGCCAAGGTGAAGAACAACATGGCAGAGGCGATCTGGGGCAAATGAGAAGGGGCGCTATCGCGCCACTAGATTCAAGAATCGCTGCCACAATGTTGGCGGCGTTTTCTTTTTGCGCCACCATGCTTTCATGGCCTCACTGTGCGCCGCTCGTTGCGCAACTGTCCACGTCCTGGGCATTTTGTCCTCCCGATAGTCGATTGATTTCTGCACGCGGGATGTAAAACTTTGAGCCATCCTGCACTGCCTGGATGATGCCTTGCTCGATCCAGCGCTTAACCCTGCGCCGCTCATTGTCGTTGTATTGACCAAGGAGAAGCACGCACGCCTCACTCAAGGGCAACAAAGCCTGCTTAGCCATTCTTGGCCTGCTGATAGCTGAAGCCGCCCTGCGGCTGCTGGAAACCCTGAGCTGGCTGTTGGGGCGCTGGCTCTTGAGCCGGGAAGCCCTGCGGCGCTGGTTGCTGTTGCGGCTGCTGCTTTTGCCCCTCATACGGATCAAGCACGTCGTTAAACATCTTGGCCTTTGCCACGTCCTCGTAACGGTCGTTAACCTTCTTTTGTATTGAAAAGCCTGGGCGCTCTCCAGTTGAATGATAG